GTGTTTGTTGACAAGAACGGCTTGATAACCTCGTTGATGATTTTTGACGGCAGCAGCAAAAGTTCGTCAATTACCATTACTTTAAAACGATAACCACGAAGACGACTACCATCTCCTAGTGGCAGGGCAATAATTTGACTCGCGCCGATTTTAATAATCAGTTCGTCGTTACGTTGAGAAATGTCTTTTTCCTTGATAATCTGGCGAAGCATTCCAGCGTTCTTACCCAATCTAATGTCAAGTATTTTCTGCATCAAAAGGCGTGATTGCCTAAAGGAGTTCGCGATAACGCCAATCTTAACTCCTTGGTTAAGAGTCGCATACAAGATTAGAAACACCGCTGAGAGGAAAGTATTGTGGCTAACAATGCCGTCAGAGACGTAACATTTTTCATTCTCAACTTGTAAATCAACAGTGACGTTTTCCGAAGTCGAAGTTTCAATGACTTTACTAATGAAAACTGGATCGCGAGTCGTTTCCAAAAAAGACTCTCCTGAAAAACTTTTTTGTGCGACCCAAGAAGGAGTTTTTGGTCCAAATATTTTATAGAACTCCTTTTGACTTGCAGGAGAAACGGCTAAACTGTAGTTGCCGCCGTCACAAACAGAACAAGTGACAATATTCAGGTTTAATAGAATATTCCTAATCTCTTTAACGTCATCCAAAGAAAAATTTTTGCGCGGAATGTTTTTTAGGAAAAGAATAGACTCTTCTCTAGCCTCTTCTGAAATCCAAAAATTATCACCCTTACGACAAACTAAATAATCGCCAACTTTTACATCTTTTGAGAACGTCCACTCTCTTTTTAAAGTATCCAAGTTTAATTTCAAGACTCTATGATAATCCAATCCCTCAGAAGTGAAACCGTGAGACGTTGTGAGTTTGTAAGTTGTTTGAGAAGGGTTGACCGTCTTAGCTAAAACAAGGTTCCTATCTTTGATACTCTGGACATAATCACCAACCTCAACATCAATCATCCTCTTTAACCCTTTATCCGTCCAAATCAAGTTATCCCACTTCTCACACTTACCACTTCCACGACTGCATATAGCCAAGAAGTAATCAATCTTAAACATTGTCTTAATCATTAAACTCTGGAAGTTCAGAAGCTCAACTCCTGTGAGGTACTTCGAGAAAATAGACATGTTTTCGCGGAAAAACTTGGCTAGCCAAATTTGCGCCTCTTTCTCTGTTAAGTATCCCTTGACTTCGGATAGTTCCTTGTTAACATCCTTTAGTCCGTATTCAGCTTTTAATCCAGGTTCCCAACTCATAAAGTTTTTTCGTTTAAAAAGTATTGCAAATCAACGTTCCAAAGTTTTTTGCCCAAGCATAATAGCTTAGGAATGATTTTTTGACTCTGTTCGCGCCCGCCAGAGAAAACAAATTGCAGGTTCCTGTGTTTATGCTGCAAAATCCTCATGTTATGAGAGACAAAAGACAAGTTGTGTTTATGATAAGACTTTTTGCCCGCGCTAAAAGATTCTTCCAAATTAGCCTCAACAACAACCCATAAGAAACAATCCTGAGCGGCGCATCTAATTATCTCTCTCTCGAATCGGGCATAGTTATCACCCACAAGAGTTGATGCCCAGTCGTCAAAAGACTTTCTATCAACAAAAGTATTGCAGAAATCATCGCCAAGAACAGAATAATCGCCCGTGTCAATTTTCAAGCGTTCGCTATTCGCGAATTGCAAAGGTTTTTGCTCGCGAGAATCCACATAAATCTTTTTGCGCGAAAAATCATTGTTCCATTCACTCGGAAGTTTGTCAGAAAATAAAAGCGCCGCCCCAATTTTTTCCGCAACAGCAGAATAAGAGCCAAAACATTCTTTGTATTCCTTAATAGGAGGAAGGCCCGCAAAATACAATTCTACTTCATTTGGCAAAAAGAGTGGTTCTTTTGTGCGAACTCTTTTTTCGAGCATGTCCAAAATTATCAGCGACTTCTTATCCTTAGGCGTCTTTTTTAGCCAAGTTAAAAGATTTTCGCGGCAAGAAAAATAACTAGAGAAGTATTCGTCCTTTTGTTTAAAGGGTAATTGAGCGCCCGTGAGCAAATCTTTCCTAGGAAAATGTTTGCAGTAGTAACTCGCCACATTCAACTTGTGGATTTTCAAGTGAGCATGAAGCGACCTCTCAGAAGAAAAACTTTCGCCGCATTCTTTACAAAGGAACATTAAATCACCTCCTCTTTGGAGACTCCCATTACTCGGCAAATCCACGAATCAAGGTTCTCAAATCTATTAGCCTCTTCAGAAATAGCGGCGCGTTGCATTTCGGCAAGTTGCAAGGCTTTTTCGCGCTCTTCTTGGTCTTGAATCAAATTAACAATAGTCAGGATACTTAAATCTTCGCGGCTGTTATTCTTTAAACGCTCGGACCTATCGCCTTGGAGCTTTTTAGTTGTGTCAGCAATGCGCTTGGTGATTTGGTTCTTCTCATCAACGCACGCTTTTAAATTTTCAGAGAAATTCTGCTTTAATTCGTGAGCTTCTTCAATGTCAAGAAACATTCCGTTGAGCTTGTTGATTTTAGCTTCAAGAACTTCCAAGCTAACGTTGTCGCGAACGATTTGAATATAAAGGTTCAACTCATCAGGAGTCAAATCAGGCTTCTCGAAAGTTAAGCGAATAAACTCATCAATAAAAAGCGTCCTATCTCTTCTTGATTCGTAAGCATTAATAATGCGGCGAACGCGAGAATTGTCTAGGTTAATTCTCAATCTGTCAAACCAAGTTTTATACTTGCCCGAAACAATTTTCTCGGCGCTAAATTCATAACCTAGAGCGTTGTTAACGAGGTCAACTAGTCTCTTGATTTCTTTTGGCGCTTGATATTCGCCAATAGCAACGTCATCTTGCTCATTAGTAGGAGTTAAGTTATTGGCTGAAACAAAAGTCTGAACTTTTCTCCACTCGTAAGACTGCCTTTGCAAAGAGTCGTTGCGAAAAATTACTCGCGTAACATCAATAATTGTATCGCCGTTTTTAATCGCCGAAATAATGTACTCTTTATCTTCGGGAGTGAGTTCTCTTGTGGTGTCTTTTTTATCTGGCTTGGTTGTCTTGTACTCAAGATTTTCTTCAACCAAGAATTTGCTAACAAGTTTTCCTTGCCAGCAGCGGCCATCAAGTTTTTTATTATCGAAAACTTTTTGAGTAATCGTTTCGATGTTTGGGTCAGTCTTGAATAATCTCAAAACTTCCTTTTTTTGTTCGGGCGTTAGTTCGTGTTGCGATGAGACTTTTGGTGTCATTGTAACATCTCCTGTATGTCTGATTCTTTGATAATAATTTTAACGCTAGCCAAGATATTAGCTTTAATATCCGTAAGTTGTTTCATAACGCCCAACCCAGGTTTTGGCTTCAACTTCAAAAAAGAGACGATCTCCTTGTCTGTCTTTTTGTCTAAGTTGGCCATTTTAAAAACGGCGAAAGATTTTTCGTCCAACTTACCAGTCAACTCATTGATTAAACGAACCATGACCAAATCATAATCCACTTCATCAAATGGTATGTTGTTGATCTCAACCTTGTGGTTTTCTAGTTCAAGCGGCAACTTAATATCATACGCAGACTTTTTGCTCGTCATCCAATGAGCGTAAATCGGACACTCGGAACATTGTTCGTGGTTAGAAGTTGCTGAGCAATGAGTGCCTTCTAAATTATTGGGGCACTTAATACATGGCCGCGCATAGTTTGTAAAATTATTACGGAGCTTATTGAAAATCTGGTTTTTGCAAATAGTTGAAACCCAAGGAGCTAGCGGGCGTTCTTGGTTCCATTGGTGCCATTTTTTCCAAACGTGCGTTACAATTTCTGAGGAAACGTCTTCGTAGTCCAACCACCTAAGAGCGTCTAAATGCCACCTAGAGTTATACTTTCGCACAACGTCTAGCACTTCATTGTATTTTTCCTCAAAAGTATAAGGCATTACTTGGAGAGAGCCTTGAATTTAGATGGAATTGCGCCGCGCTCAGTAAATGTGAAAGAGGAGCCACCAACAGAGGAGCCGTTCCAACCAAAACCCTCAAATTCCACGCTACCTTTTAATTCGCTAATCTCAGGAACCTCAAAAACGTCAGTTCCATTTTCATCAAAGTCTCTCGGGTCAATTTTCTCAGAAGCCTTTGCCTGAGTTTGGGCGGGCTTTAAAAATTCAGTTGGACTTAGAGATGTCCCACAAGATGAACAGAATTTCGCCGCCAAAGAAGGAGCTTTTGTGCCGCAATTAAAACAATATTTTGCCGTCATACTAAATAATAGGCAATAAATCGAATTGCCTAAAAATTAGTTACACTTTTTTGAAAGATTTTCTTAGAGCGGGATTACTGTCCCAACGTAAGAGAGAGTTTCGCCGCGCTTATCTACAATAGGAGAAACTAACAGCTTGAACCTTACAGCATGTCCATTTGTATTAACGAACTCTACAATATCCTCATACTCGCAACCATCTTTGAAGGCTGCTTGCCACACTTCATTGTATCTTTTCAACTCTTCTGTTTTGACAAAACGCTTCCAACCTAACCCAAGTAATTCTTGAACGCCGCAACCTAAATATCGAGCGTATGTTCTGTTGACCCAAGTGTTTTTCCCGTGAGTATCGCAGCGAAATGCGCCGTGTTTTGAGTCTTGCATTAAAGCATTCTGCGCATACTCCTGCTCAATCATCAAACACTCTATTCGTCGCAGCGCGTCTCTCGTACTTGATCCGCCGTTGTATGTTAGTTCTTTTTTTACAAACTTGTTTAGCTCTTCAAGGGTTGATTCGATTTTGTCAATGCGCTCTTGGGATTTTTTAGCTTGCTCATTCAAGTGGAACGGCATTTTGCCCAACTCATAAAGATACTTAAATGGCTTCCATAAATACTTACCACTTGTTGCCGCGAAAGTTATTAACTCTCGATACTTGAACAACAGCATGAACAAAGAGCCGCCGCCCGCAATTAATTCCCCAAGGTGCTTTACGATAAACTGTTCGTCCATATCTAGTACTTACATGCAGAGTAGGTACAAAAAGACGAGTTTAGGGAAATTTCTTAGATAATTATGGAAATTATAAGTCATTTGGATGAGGAGGGCCGCAAAAGAAGTGTTTTTTATATTGGTCTTCTTGGAATTTAATATAGGCTTTGTTTGCTCCAGCGCCATTTTTCTTATTTCTAATAAAGAGATTCATGTCATCCCCTGTTCCGTATCTCGTAATCCATAATTTAATACTACCAGCGTGCATATCTAATAATTGATATTTCACAATAGCGGTCGGTAAAAAGCCCAATTGCAAAAGCGGTCTTAATTTTTGCTCATAAAATTCTTGAGGGTGAATTCCATATTGAAGATAAGCCTTTGATCTAATAATCTTGCATTTATCTCGAAGCTCCTGACTCTCCCACGTTTTTCGATTTATTCTTTTCCTTTCTTCAAGATAGAGGGCAAATTTCTCATCATCGGCCTTAAAAATTTCCCAATTTTGTTTTCTAGTTTCGCTCATTCTCTCTTTTGATTCTGTAGAGTGATTTTTCCCAAACATTCCGTTGTTCTCTCCAGAAAGATTAATTATCCCCTGTGCGTGCATTTCTCTTGACCTCTTGGAAATTTGATTTAAATACTCTTGATACAATTCTGGATTCTCTTCGATCCATTTTTTTCTTGTCTCAGCCGCCTTGGTTTTGGCCGCTTCAGAAAGTTTTCGCCCTCTAGTTGCTGGTCTTGGTTTACCCTTGAGAGCTAGACTTTGTTTGGCTCTTGTTTCTTCCGAGCGGATTATTCCTCTTGGTGCTCTTTCAGAAGTCAATTGTCTGCGCTCATCAGTCATTTTTCTTGACCAACCAGATTCCTCAAGATGTGATATTTCACTTATTTGGGTCTCATAAAGATATTTTATTTCGAGACCTTTGTAAAGGCGAACAAAAGATTTGAAATTCGGCTTGAGCTTCTCGTAAAATCTAGAACTTATATATCTATTTTTTTGATATGGATTAGAACTCCTCAACTGCTGAAAGGCGAATACCATTTTATTTTTAAAAATAGATTTAAACATTTTCGTTGCGCAAAGATGAACGATAAAATGTTCCTTGGCGGTTAAAAATACCAAGTTATTCTTATCCTTTTCCCCTCCTAACTGAAAGGATTTAGGCAGAATATGATGAGATTCAACGTATCCGATAGTTGCCTTTAAAATCTTTCTATCCTGCGGTCTTTCGAGCGCTTTAAGAATAATAGAACAATACCATTTGGTATATTTATTAGGTTCGGCGATTTCCGTAATTTTCATTAAGTATGGGGTCATACTTATAATAACACCAAACCTAAATACCTACGAACTTATCTTAACTAAGATAAGGATTATTTAATAACATCAAGATGTTCTAGGACAAATCTCACAAATGCACTTCTGACGACATCAGCCTTATCAAAAAGTTCAAAACAATGAATACCATTCTCTCTGGAGATTTCGTCGTTGAATTTTTCCATCATATTGGCAAGCCCAGGATTCCTAATATCCGCCTGATTTTTTTCATCGCCAATAAAGAAAATACGAGTAAATTCCCCACATCGCGTAAGCAAAAGAAGAATTGAGGCAAAGTCCATACAAGATGCTTCGTCAACGATAACAGCTTTGCACGCCCAATTTTTCCCCTGAACAAATCCAACACTTGTTGAATCAACTCTATTTTCTTCTTTCAGTAATTCAATTTCAGAAGGAGGCAAAAGCTCTTCTAGTTTATCATAAACAATACAGGTATATGGAGCTAGCTTCTCAGAGAGTTCGCCTTTAAGAAACCCGACCTTACCACTCTTTGTGCTTTCAATAGGGTTGCGCACATAAATGATCTGATCAACCTTCTTTTGTTGTAAAAGCTTTAGCGCAGCTAGAACTGCGATGTACGTCTTTCCGCTTCCGAATAAACCATCTACGGCAATGGCGCGAGTATCCTTATCAAGCGCCGCTTTTAAAATTTCAATTTGCTTTTCCGTTAAATCATCCCTTTCTCTGATATGCAAGTCGTAGGAGATTTTTTCCCGCTGAAAAACTTTTGGAGATTTGTCAGCAGCCTTCTTTTTGGACGGAGGGGATTTAGCCATGTTGTATTATATTAAACAGTTTCAGGAGAATCTATTCCGAAAATTCTTTTGTGGGCGATATTATAGTACTTTTCTTCTTTTTCAAAATTTTTAGAAATGCTCATACATTTTTTAATAAAAAAATAGAATTCTTTATCGTTTTTGGCTTGATTACACCAACTGCAACAACTAACACAGTTGTCTAAAACATAACCAATATTATTATCAATTCTATCAATTCCATTATAGGAGAAATCCTCATAACCCTTCTTTTTTAGTAGATTTGATGGCTTTTCATTACAAAAGAAACAGTCAGACTTAATCAAGCTTGCAAAATCAGTATAACTTAGATTAAAATCTATTCCTCTTTTCTTAGCATTGGAATTGTAAATAGATATTAACGTATTGATTTGAACGATTGTCCCAATCGGAGATTTCTTCCCTGAGTTCAGCGGTTTCGGCTTACCCTTATTACCAACGCAACCACAGGATTTTGCGTTTTGAATAGTCTGCGTATTCATCTCCTTTTCGTTTCCGCATTTTTTGCATTTTACATTGTAATATTTTTTAATAGCTCCAGATGGAGACGTTCTGCTTTTTGCATAAGAAAGTATTTCTAAGTCATTAATTATTTCTCCTTGTTTAAATTTTGGCTTCATGTATTCTTTTCTCTGCTATTTTAAAATAAATTTCGTCCTTTTCAATACCAATGAATTGACGATTTAACCTTTTAGCCGCAAGACAGGTTGTTCCGCTGCCCATGCAGTTGTCGAGAATTAAGTCTCCCTCTTTTGAATAACTTCTGATTAACCATTCAGACAATTCGGTAGGTTTTTGAGTGGGATGAATTTGCTGCTGCTTACTCCAGTTTTGTTTAAAATCTTGCACGCTGATAGGAAATCTTGTTCCAGTGTTTGTTACATTAATTTCCTTTAAACCAAGTCTGTGATTATTTGTTTTCAAAGAATAACCTTTCCTTGAATAAGGTTCCCCGCTTTGCATTTGAGGATAGTAATTAACTCTTCCTTTACAAAAGACTAGTATGTTCTCATGCCTTTTTACTGGAGCATATTTGGCGGTTAACGCAGAACCGCTTCTGCTTTTTTTCCATATCCACTCATGTTTAAACTCTTTAATGTTAGAAGCTACCAAGAGAGACGTAAACGGCTGGGAGCCATGGAGAACTATGGCAGAATTTGGCTTTATAACCCTTCTATACTCCTTCCAGAGAATTTCAAATGGCAAAATAACATCCCACGAACATTTGGTTGTTCCATAAGGAAGATCGCATAACACCATGCTAACGCTTTTATCTGGAATCTCCTTCATTTTCTCTAAACAATCTCCAAGAATTAATTTTTGTATCATAGACTTCTAATCTAGCATGGAATAACAAGGTGTCAATCAAAAAATATTCTCTACGATGCTCAACTTTCCTTCTAAGACTCTTCCTGGGGACATTGACAAGTTTTGGGAATTAATTTTGCCCGTTACGTCTATTCTAAAACGGTAGTCCGTGGCGGGATCAAAGCTTTCTTCCATCAATCGGCCAAACTCCGCAAACTTTAAATTTAAAACGGCGCTTTTCCCTGAAAAAGTGATGACCTCGCCAATGTTTTCAGCGGAAATGCTTGTTTGGCGCGAGACAGCGTTTAAGAAAACTGTTTTTGGCCGCGAAGAGCCGATTTCGTAAACAGGCGTGCGTGACATTTGATAGTTTATCGTGATGTCAGTTTTACTTTCGGGCAAATAAGATGACCCAGACACATTCATTGCTAACGCATGAACAGCGCTGTAACTTGCTCCAGTATTCGTAGAAACCACAAAACCAGCAGAGTCGCTGAACCCAGAATAAACATCATTTTCAACTTGTGACGAATCATAAGACGTAAATTGAGCATTTAATCGAACAGGAGAATTAGGCGTAATTTGCACGCCCAAAGAGTCCAAGTAACATTGCTTGAACAAGAAATCGCCCACTCTAATACAGTGCCCAGATTGAAATTGCCCCGTGAGAGAAAAAGGGAGAAGCGCCGCCTCTTGGATTCCTTCTAGCAAATTGCTGCCCACAAGAGGAATGTAGGAAATCGACACTTTAGAAGTTTTCGGCCCCGTAACAAAAAAATCATTTGACACAGGCTGTTTCCCAAGATACTTTGACGCATCCAATGAAGAATCGAAAGACAAATCACAAGAGTTCGCCGCAATTAAATTACTCAAGCCTGCGATTCCAGTTTGAGGAACTTGAGTCTCAACTGTTCCTAAATAAACAGGCGCTTGAGTGAAAGAAATAAAGTTTGCCATCGTAGTTTCCTTTGTCCACAATAGATTACACGCCATGAATATATACCACTACATAAACCTGATAGAAGAACCAAATCTAAGGAAAAGTTGTCAAAAAATTCTTGACACCCCAGACTTTTTCACGCATCCAGCTTCAACAGGCATTCATCATGGGTATGTTGGAGGTTTACTAGTCCATACATTAGAGGTTTTAGACTACACCGTTGCTCTGTCAAAAGCTTTCCCGCAAACAGATTTGGATATTTTAATTGCGTCTGCTCTCTGGCATGATTACGCTAAAATCTGGGATTATAAACTAATCACCTACTTTAATGGTCAAGATTTGCCAAAATACCATGTGTTGTCTAAAGACGAAGAATATTATAAAAAAGCCTATGTTGCTGACTTGGAATACAAAAATAAAATTCACCACGTAACAGGATCAACCGCCGAATTTACAGCGGCGGCAATTTCTGCTGGAGTTAGCCGCGAAACGATTCAGAAAGTGCAGCACTGCATTATTGGGCATCACGGAAGAAAAGATTGGGGGAGCATTAAAGAGCCACAAACGCTAGAAGCGTGGTTGCTTCATAGCGCCGATTATGCGAGCGCCCATTTCGGCCCAAGAAAAGATAAGTAATATGAGCGAAACAAAACAACAAAAAAAGAGACGCCTAGCGCCGCCTAAAAATTCCCCAGACAAGGACGTTGTAATGACGCCACCAGATTTGGCGCAGAAAATTGTTCAGTATTTTTATAGAAACTACACAATGTATTCGGATGATGCGTTCATTGAGCCATGCAGAGGAAACGGCGCGTTTTATAATGCAATGAAAGTTTTTGGAGAGGATACTAATGTAGATTGGTGCGAACTATCAGAAGGGCGCGACTTTTTAGAAAAAGATTTTTGCGGCCAAAAGTTTGATTGGCTAATTACAAATTTCCCGTTCAGTAAATACGTTCCGTTCTTGGAAAAGTCGATGCAGATTGCGGATAATATCGTAACTTATGGAACCGTCTCTCATATTCTTGCTCTCCGAAAAAGATTAAGGATAATTAGAGAAGCTGGCTTTTATATTCGAGAGGTATTGTTGACCGATACGCCAAAAGGATGGAATACTGGAGGATTTGCTTGCGGCGCAATTCTTTTAAACAAACAAGCGGGCGATTGTAAATTTTCCTATCTAGACTAATATGGCCTCAAAAAGCAAACTAACCGCTCCACCCCAATGGTGGAAACATCTTCGAGAATGGAAAAGAGTATTCTGGAAGAAAGAGAGGCAAAACTCCAAGCGCGAAATTAAAGAAAATTAAATATGAAACTATCAGAGCTAAAAAAATACATCGACCGAATGATCGAGAGCGAAGAAAAAGACCTTCCAGTTTACTTTAGAAACTGCGATGGTAAGTTTGAGTCGATAGATTACTGTGTTTTATCTAATGACGGCACAAAATTTACTTTTGCAGAGGAGTGGATGTAATGAGCGAGACAGACTACAACAGCTTCGGCGGTTTCCAAATCATTGAATCTCAATCAATGACCGAAACCTACCAATTCCGCTTTCCCAGAAGCAAGAAAAAGAGAATTAAAAAGAAATGGCAGAAACGGCCAAACAATTTTAAAACCCGCCCGCGAAAAGATTTTTTGCTATACGGAAACCATATGATATGCCACCCAGTTGCAGCTAGAGAATTAAGGTATCAAATGGAGATTCGCGAGGATGCTGTTGAAGAGTCTCGTTTCAATAAGTATCTTGAATTGGCTAGTAAATTTTCTCGATAACGATGGACCTACCAGTTAACTACAACCACCTAGACGCAAATGGACGACGTGCCGTTCGCAATAAATACATTGAAATTCAAAACGGTCTATGCGCCGAATGTAAAGCGCCGCTTTCTGGTCCTGCTGGAGATTTCGCAAAAGGGAGGCGCATAAACAAGACCCTTTTCCCGAAAGACTTCTTTAAGTGGCCCGTTCACTTGCATCACAACCATGATACTGGACTAACCATTGGAGCAGTCCATTGCGAATGCAACGCTGTTCTATGGCAATACTATGGAGAGTAATTTATGACCAAAAAATCAAAACCATTTAAAATCCGCTATCGCAAAGGCGGCGATTGTCGCATTCTAAATTTTGACAAAAAGCAACTACACAAATACCGACCAGAAGTTCAGTTGGATTATCTAGCTATGCTACTCAAGCAAACTAGCAAGGCTAACCTTTGTGCAAACGGCAAAATGGTCAGATTGGATTGGCAACTGCAAGAGCATTTCGACACTCTTCTCAAGAGCTTCAACGATCAAAGCAGATGCAGCAAAGATATTCTTGAGATTCATACTCATAGGTCACTCACGGATTATTGTTCTAATGGAGTGAACATCTGTGTCCTTCAGGATTTTGAAATAATGATGACTTTGTTTGAGAATTATTATAAGTGGCAAGATAAACATAGAACAACACAAAACATCGCAAAAACTGCAAGTTAATGTATAGACAATCGTAAAAACAAGATGAAACTTTTCTGCATCAACTGCAAACACTCCCGCGCAAACACCTACGGAAGTTATGGATCAACAGTAAAATTCAACTGCTATAACCCATGGATAATTCAAAGCCCAGTTGACGGCGAACAAAGAATTAGAACGTGCGAACTAGAAAGGTCGAAAATAGGAACCTGTGGACCATATCCCGCCTTTTATGAAGAATGGGAAGAGGATAAAGAGGATAAAGAGAACAAGACACTTGAATTCATTAAAGATAGGACAGTTGACTACAGCCTTTGGTAGAATGAACCCTCACCCCTCAATCAAAGACAAAATCCCTAAATCTTGGAAATCCGCAAGAAAATACTTAAAATCTTTTGGATTAACTCGCGGAGAACAAAAACAAGTGCTTGACAAGTTAGGACTAAGAGATAATCTAAAGTAATATGACACTAAAAACACTATCAAATCAATTGGACAAAGACCTCTCGTATTTTAAAATCGTTTTTACCGACCCTAAAAGCGGCAAACAGTTACGAGTTTGCTGTCAAAACGCAAAGCTAATGAGCGAAAACGCATCTTCTTGCATTGGAAATCTAAATCTTGAAGTTGAATATTTTTGCGATAACCTTATGTATTCAGACAAAAACCCATGAGAGACATACAATTCCGCCCCGCCCAAAGAACCTGCTTTTGCCGTGGATGCGACAAAGAAATCGCGCCCAATACTGAAAAAATCATCACCTTCTATTCTTTTAGGAATCGCGGGCAACATATTCACATATGCGTTCCGTGCGTGGAGAGTTTTAGCGCTTTAATAGCAGAAGAAAAACTTTCGCCGCCAAAAGAAACTTCTCAACCACCAGAGCCAGTTCCAGATTTAGAGTCAGACATCAACCCAAATGTTTCAAGTCAACAAGCGTGGGACAAAATAATCGAGTTCTGCAAAAAAAAGTAGAAATTTACTAATGTCTAAACAAGAGCTAATCTCACGCCTCGACGAATTGTTTGACCCAGCCGCCGCTCAAAACTGGCTAAATAAGCACAACAAAGTTTTTGATGCGCGGCCAATTGATTTGTTGAATTCTGGCAAATTTGAGCAGATAGAAAACATGATCATTGAATTAGAGCACGGCTTATTAAACTAATATGACTAAACCTCTCCTAATCTGGCAACCAAATATTTTCCCTGACGAGGAAAAGGAAATTGCTGGTAAATATTTTAAAATTTCTGAATACGATCATGCGTGGGACATTTGCACTCCAACTGTTCCATTTGCTTTTCGCGGCGCTGTGGCTAAAGCAACTAGACTCGGGCATAATTTATCGCGGTTCGATTGTAGGAATTGGGTTCCTCACTTACATAAGCACATGATTAGCAAAAACTTTTGGTGGGACGTTCCAGAAAGAATCTTGGATTGGCAAATCAATTGGCCGCTTTTTATTCGCCCCGACTCTTGTAAAAAACTTTTTGCGGGCCAAGTTTATTCTAAAGAAAAATGGCGCGAAGAATTTAATTACCTAAAACAAAAGAACGGCGAAAAGATTTTGGCTTTTGTTGCTGATCCAAAATGGATTGGCCGCGAGTGGAGGTGTTTGTTTGTGGGGCAGGAGCTTGTTGGAATCTCTGATTACATGTACGAGGGAGAAATTCTTGACGAGGCGGGCCAAAGAAATATAACAGAGGAATTAAAAACTTTCGCGAAAACCATTCGCGCCAATAGTTATTTTTCGCCCGAAGATAATCTCACTATTGATATTGGGCAACGCTCGGACGGGTCGTATGGATTAGTAGAAATTAACTTTTTAGAAACGAGCGGTTTTTACGCGGCAGATGCGGACAGAATATATAAATCCCTAGCTATTCAAATTAATGACTGATAATATTCCAGGTTTTCCTGGCTACCACATAACGGAAGATGGACAACTCTTTTCCAAAAGACATAGCAATGGAAAAGAGTGGAGAAAAAGAAAACTTTCATATAAGAAAACCTATGTAGAAGTTAAAGTTTACCAAGATCAAAAGGTTAAAAACATCAATTTACACAGGCTGGTTCTGTTTGCGTACGTAGGATTTCCGCCTACGAATCAGCACGAATGCAGACATTTAGATGGCAATCCTCATAACAACCATATTAATAATTTAGCATGGGGAACCAAGAAAGAAAACAAGCAAGATCAATTTGTTCACGGAACTGGAAACAGAGGCGAAAAATGTTTATCATCAAAATTAACCGAGGACCAAGTTAAAGAAATTTTTCAATCCACCGAACGAACTTGTGATTTGATGGCTAAGTTCGGAATAAACAGAACATCCGTTGTTAATATCAGACTCGGAATTTCATGGAAACATGTGACAGACAAACTTTGTATTTCTCCCTCTAATTCAGAAAATATCAATATGAACCAATTAAATATCGTTCACTGCAAAAAAGCTCCTTTTGACGTATATATAGGAAGGCCAAAAACTGGTTATTCATGGGGATATGGAAATCCTTTCTCCATTGGATATGACGGAAACAGGAAAGAGGTTATAGAAAAATACGAATCATGGCTTAAAACTGGAAATAATTTCGGGAATGGCAACGCAAAACAAGAGCGCCGTCAGTGGATTCTTGACCATATTCATGAACTAAAAAATAAGACGGTCGGATGCTGGTGTTCTTTTCCCAGAGAAGATTGCCACGGAAGAATCTTATTGGAACTGGCGAATGAATTAACGCCTTGACAAAGACGTAGTATATGCTAAACTAGCAAAACAAACTTATGACTAAACCAATAAAATCCTCCGTACTAGAACTCTGCGCCAAGCGAAACAAACTTTTGCCCGAATGGAGTCAAGAGACTAGCGACTTTATAGATGAACTTTACTCGCGCATGGAATACGCCGAAACAGAAGTTGAGATTTTTAATTTGCGCCTGAAAAAACAATGGACAGACGGCTCTAATCTTTATAACCAAAAAGAAGTTGACGCCTTGGTTGAGGCGGAATACAGTGCTGGATATGATGATGGACAAAGTAGCGCCCAACAAAATTACGACGGACATTTTATTCGATAACACATGACCAAAAACCAACAATTCCAAGAAAGAATCGAGTCAATTCTACCAAAATGCGACGACGAAATTAAACAGTTGCTTTATGAATACAAATTTTTGCTCGATAATATTCCAGAGGTTTACTCGTCTGTGACAGGAGGAAAAATCAACAGCCCAACCTGTGACCCAAGGTTTATTATTGAGTGCGTTGAAGAAAGGTTAGCCAATTCTTATAATCATGGATACAAGCACGGATATAGCGCTAAATTCCATATTGGGAAAGCAGACGAACTGCTGCGCGGAGAATTGTTTGTAAAAAATGAACCCTAAACTCAAAACCCTATTAGACCTTTGGCCGCAAATTGTCGCTAGCTATCATAAAAGTTGCGACCACTATTGGCAATTCCTTGGCGAGCTTAATGTTTTGACTGAGGAAATTAATTGGCATCTAAAACACGACGGGTATTGCCATTCGGGTCTAGAGTTTGGGCCATTTGATTCTTTCTTTTCTTTAATAGAATGGGACGGTGAAGATTTGCGCCAAAAAATGCTTGAAATTTGCCGCGAAGAACTAACAATGAGCGACCCAGAAAATGATCCAGAAATGCCCAAACAACATTGGGAGCAATTGATTGAAAAATTAGAAAACCTATGAACGAAAAACACGCAGAACTAAAAACCCTAATCAACAAGGCTTTAAAAATGATGGGCTATCGCCAGCCCGACTTAGCTAAGAATGAAAGATGGTGTAAGCCATTTGGATTTACGATGCTGTCCTGTGACGTATCTCAAGATGGTTTTGTTTTATGTCAATGGATGATGGCATATCCAGCGAATCCGAAATTATCTTTACGGTGCAAAGTTGAGAAAAGTTTTAAGGACAACTCAATAGAAACATTGGACCGCTGCGTAGAAACGTTATGTTCATTTGAAGAGTATTCTACGAAAGAACATGCTGCGCCGATTCTACAGCCATTCGCATTCTTAACTAAATTAGAGGAAATTGAGCTATGAAAGCTTACAGACTAGAAATCCTAATAATTGACCTTGACGAAATAGGTCGAGATTCTGTCATCGAAGAATTTAAAAGAGCAAGATACGCTAATGACCGCATTTCGCCTCAAATTAAATCTATTGAGGAGAAAGATATTGGAGAATGGAGCGACGATCACCCGTTGAATAAGCGAAAAACTTGCGACGAAGAGTATAGAAGACTATTTGCAGCGCAAGCGCCACCTTCTATAAAAATTCAAAGGCTTAATCATTTGATAAAAAGGGCTTTAGTGCTTAGAGATGAAAAAGGCAATCACTACTACGAAATGAGCGGAGATAAATTAGCGTGGAAACCCCAAATAGAGTTTGGCAGATACCACTCTTTCTACATTGCGGAGAGGAAGAACGAAGGATTGAAATTCAAAAATATATCAAAGCAAGAAGCTAAGCAAATAGCAAATTATGGTTAACCCATTTGACAAGCCTAAAACAAGTGACGCCGACGAAGCATTCAACAAAAAATACCGCCGAATCAAATGCAACTGCGGAGAACTCATGAAAGACCACTACCAAAATCGTGGGTTTTGTAGTAAAAACGGTTGCACTTGGTATTGGCCGAACGATAAGTATCTTTTGAAACAACAAACTAAAGTGCCACTTTAAAATTAAACTCGCAAGTTAACTTATGCCTAAAACCGCCAACCTACTAAGAGCCGCTGCCCAAGAATTTATTGGCGGCGAAGACTGGAAGAAGAAAGACGTTGCTTGGGTTTCCATTGGAGAGCCAGACGATAAAAGCTCGATTGTCATTAACAACTGGCTAGACGGAGTGCCTAATTTGAAAATCCAGTTTTGGGATTTGACTGAGGCTGTTCCATTATTAGACGGATATGGAACCATTCTCTATCCGCCAACAGAAAAAGATGCTGCCACAATAGTTGACTTTCTCGTAAAAAATAAGGGCCGCAACATTCTAGTTAATTGTGCCGCTGGAGTTTCTAGAAGCGGCGCGGTTTGCGCGTTCTTGGAAAAACACATGGGTTACGAGTGGCTAACATACTTCAAAGAAAATGCGCGGCCAAATAAACTACTCTTGAGAATGATGGAGGAGTATTATTATGCGTAGCGACACAAACAAACTATGCGAGGTTGACGGGGAAAATTATATTTATTTTGCCGCCGAAAAAGTTTT